TTACCATTACCATCGGTATGGTCTGGCCTTAACCAAAGTAATCTATACCAGTTACTCCAGCTTCCGTTCCAACCACTTCGGTAGTGGATGGCACCAGTACGTTCACCATTGAATGAGTTTTCAGGCATCCAGAATTGGAACATTGAACTTCCCAAAAATCTGAATGACATGTATGAACCATATGTGTATGCACCTATTGCTTGCGGTCCGTTTGCTCCACTAATGTTGTGTCCTTGTCCAAATCTTAATACGCTAGCAGTGTAAACATCATTCCAGTTATCACCATAAACAACATTAAATTGTCTTAAAAACTGAGATGTGTTTACATCTTGTGAACCAATGTTATCGGTAGTAATCATTTCAACCCAAGGACGAGTAGTTCCTCCCCACTTACCTCTCAACCACCAACGGTTTCCAGCATCGTGAGCACCTACCATCATCCAACCATATGCGGCACCGCCATCGGAAGTTGCGTAGTGTTGACCGGATACGATACCTTGAGCGTGAACATATCCACCACCTTGTGGGTGGTCAGTACCACCTCCCCAAATATCCCAACCAGAAAAACCAGCTTTCCAAGCATTTGCCCATGTTCCAGCAGATGTTCCCCATCCAAAAGTACCAGTCCAATAGTTTACATCACCAGTGTAATCACCTCTTTGAGTAATCCAATGGTAACCCCTATTCATTGAAGCATGGGTTCTTTGAGTAAATCTTGCAAAGTTAGAATTAGCATTAGGGTCGGAATACCAATTCGTATCATCTCTATCGTACCAAATGTATGCTCTTGAATCGTTCAGATAAGTAACACGATAAAACTCCATATTTCCATTACCAGGATCCATACGAAGTTGCCAGTTACCCGATGAGTTGAGTAATCCAAATCCACTACCATCCCAATAAACATATCCTTTTAATGCACCTTCATGTTGGTATCTCAGTTGAATACCACCAGCACCAGAATTGTTATTACCCGCTTTCCAATACGTTGCATCCGAAGACCAGTGGTTTCCATTTGCCTGATTGTATAATCCTTGGTTGTTATTGTTGTTTCTAAACCACCCATTTGTATAAACTTCTTGGAAAGTAGGTCCAGCATCCGTTCTGACATTTTGGTTGATGTAGTTACTCATCCAACCCATATATCGGTTCCAATAGTTTCCATCCCTTGCGAACTGATGGGATTCTAATCCATCAGAACCATACCTCATAATGAAGTATCCATTACCATATACTTGAGCGTATAGGTGAGATGAATGCCATTGTATTTTATAGTATTCTCCAGTCCATCCACCAGGATCACCATATAACATATAACCTGGGTTGATGTATATATTGTTTGCGGAAATTGCATTCAAACGAGAGGTTGATGCAGGGTCTGAATAGTATCCACTATTGTTTGCATCATACCAAATGGTTGCGTAAACATCACCACCTGTTCCGTAGTATGTATTTCCAACCCAACGGTTTTCCATAATGATTCTTCTACCATTTAGGTAAGAATCATCTACGTTGTAGTAGAAGTTTGAACGGTCAGTATAGATGTGAGCGTGTGATGAGTTAGCAGGTCCGAATTCAATGTATCCACTTGGAGTTTGGTGTCTCCAACCCCAAGAACCACCTCTGAAGTAGTATGAACCATCACCATAATCAATCTCTACTAAACGAGAACGTCCATTTGGATTTGCAAAATATCCAGTATCATTTGAATCGTAGAAGATTGGTGCTCTTAAAGATGAACCTGCCTGTAATGAACTGTTTACATATACGTTTCCACCACCCAATGGGTCAGAACCATTGTTTACAGACATAACCTGCCCACTCATATCATAATCCGTATAGAATCGGATACCTTGATATGATGAGTTTGCACCTAACTTAATACCAACGTGGTATGCAATACGAAGGTCGGGATATGGATATGACCAACCACCTTGTTCTTGATAGATTGCATATGCCTGAGTTCCCAAACCAGAATCACCACCAGGGTAGAAGAATTCAATTCTACGAGTGTAAAGGTAGTTAAGAACTGATGTTCCTTGTGGATTTACATAATATGATGTATCATCTCTATCATAAACTTGATAGGTATAAACACTACCTCTGGTGTACCAGTTGTGTGAAGTATCGTACCATACAGATGCTGGATAAGACCAGTTAATACCAACTCCATAGTGAGGATTATAGTTATTATCATGCCAACCAAATGACATCTCATTTGGATTTCGGTTTGCAATACCCATTACAAATCTTCTATATCCACCTGAAGTTAAGTTACCTGTCATTGATAATACAGCACCATGTGTTGTGTTACCATTATCCGCATATGCGTTGATATATAGGTGTGGATAGTATGGTGCGTTTAGAACTAAACCATATCGGTCTGAATCAGGATAAACCGATGTTGAACCATTAGTTGAAAGAGTATCAGGTCCTAACAATAATGAGTAGTAACCACCAGAACCAGTAAATCTACCATGAGATAAACGGGAGTTTCCAGTCGGGTCTACATAGTAGTTAGTATCATTTGAATCATAGAATAAAGGTGCTCTCATTGAACCTTCGGCCTGAACGTATCCATAATTGAATCGGTGATATCCACCATCCCAATAATACATCCAAGTTCGGTTATTATCGTGAATACCAATGTTATCACCACCGGTACTCATTAATACCCAACGAGAACCTATACCATAACCACTCCAACCATTTCTACCAGTTCCATAAGTTGCAACATTACCATACCCATTACCAGCAGAGTGAGCTGACCAAATTCCATATCCATATGTTTGGAAATAAAATCCGGTATCATTTTGTGCTCTAAACCAGTTATTTGCCAATACATAATGAAGTTGTGTAGTTGAGTTAGGGTCTACATAATATCCAGTATCAGCATAATCATAGTAAAGATTAGCTCTTAAATTTTTATTACCACCACCGGGGCCGATGTAAACATCACCACCATCATAGTAGTTTAATTCCAATGGGTCACCACCTCTACCATTTACAGTATCAGCATATACATTTCTACCTATAAAACCATAAGTTTGGTCACCTGCCCAATATAAATTATCATAAACAATGGCGTTTATACGAGATGTTGATGCAAAATCACCATAATATGCCGTATTGTTTGCATCATAGTAAATAGTAGCATACATTGGAAATGCAAAATTACTAGCATTATTACTAGTCAATATTAATGATGCACTTCTTGATTGGTTTTGACCACCAGGTATACTACCAAAGTCAACTACCCAATCCTGTCCCCAGTTTGTAGAAAATCCACTATATCCAACTTGAACATCGGTGATGTGAACTTGTGGGTAAGTCCATCCCGTACCGGCTTCACCAATGGTAATCCACTGTCTACTTCCATTATCACCAAATCTAACAAGTAATTGACCTTTACCACCATCGGTTAATTGAGTTGCAAATACATTATACCATTGTCCATCACCATAGTTGTATCCACCAACATTAAATGTATGAGAATTACCAGTATTATATTCATAAACTTTAACCGTTAATCTCAACATAGTGTATGAACGTCTTCTATCTGCTGGTAAGAAAATTTGTATTGCTCCGGTTATAGAAGATGTAGAAGTTGTGTATGTACCACCTTGAGGAGAAGTATATCTTCTCTCTTCCCAATCATATAAGTTTCTAAGACGTGTGTAGTTTAATACCGAAGTACTGTTAGGGTCTAAATAATATGCAGTATCGTTATAATCATAGAATGAATGAGCTCTTATTTGATTGTTTACAGCAACAGGTGCACTAAACCATGCCCAACTAGTAGAATAGTTTGGACTATCTAATTCAAGGATAACATTTGCTGAACGTAATCTTAAACCATAATACCCAGCAACCTGAACCATTAGTCCACCAAATGGTCCGCCAATATTTGAACCACCTAATCCATACCAAGGTGCGTTGTTTATCGTATCACCAAAGTTATTGTAAAGAGTAAAGTATCTACTAGCAAATGTGTTTACTAATGTTGAATTACCATTAGGGTCAACTCTATAAGTTGTATCGTTATAATCATAGAAAATTGGTGCTCTTGCATCACCAAATACATACAATATATTATCAATTCTTACGTTTGCATCTGTTTCACCAAATGATGCAATACGAGAATCTAAATCTTCATTATTAAAAATACGGATACCACCATATGAAGGTTGAGCACCCATACGGATACCGGTGTGCCAACGAAGGTCTAATTTGTTGTAATTACCATTATAGTTATTAAGATTGGTTCCGATATAGTAATTACTTTGAGCATCACCATCTCCACCACCAAACATTAATCGTGCACCAGTAGTTGAATTATATGCATTGTTTTCAAATGTTCCACCAACTACAACATATCCTGCTGTTCTTAAAGTATTTAATCTACTTTGTGAATTAAAATCTCCGTAGTATGATGTATCATTTTGGTCATAGTAAATTGTACCATAAACTGCCCCTAATGATTGAACATAATCATATCCTATAATCCAACCATCTATTCTTAGGTTTAAGTTACCACTATCCGAACTCATTCTGAATTCACCAGCTCCGCCAATCAAATCAATACCAGATTGAGAATCCCAATGGGTATTGGTTCTGAATCTCATTGTCCCACCATTAGCGTATGGCATTCTGATTTCTGAACCAAAATCACCAAAGTAAGTTTGGTTTGAATCGTAGTAGATAGGTGCCGTTACATTACCTCTGAATGTTCTATTACCAGGTACGTTTACTTTAATTACCTTCCAACCACTAATGTATGATGTTCCACCACCAGTGTAGTTGAATAGTGCTTGTGGAGTCCAATATTTAGTTCCAGTTTCAAATTGACCCGTTGAGTTACCAAATCCACCAATATATCCACTATATTTTGTCCAGCTACTGCCAGGATTTGAGTTTGACATTACCCAATAACCAAATGAACCAGGGTTACCACCCAATGAACTAAAGTTGTGGTTAAAATCAATAGAACCCATATAGTGGGTGTTTGTTCCAGATACACTCTTTATCCAAACCTCCATATAGAATACATCGTCTTGGTCAACCGCTATGTATGGGAAACCACTACCATAAACACCACCTACGTTTACAGCACCAGCAATAGATATCGCATATCCACCAGGTGCAGATGAATCAGCCACCCAACTTACGTTACCACTATTAAAGTATGCTTGAAGTTGGTCATTTGTCCAAGTTGGGTCAAACTCAAATATTGCCTCACCCACATCGGTATGTCCAATTGGGTATCTACTTGAATCAACTCTTGCTTGGTTTAATACTATTCTATTAAGACGTGAATATGAATCCGCATCTAAATAATATGCTGTATCAGAATAGTTGTAGAAAATTGGCGCTCTTAATGAAGTATATGAGAATGCATATCCACCACCATTATTCATATAGATATCTCCATTGGAATAGTGGTTTAAATATAAACCATTACCCATTTTACTATCAATGTGTAAGTTTCCATTTGATGATGATAGTGTTGCCTCATCGGTTGCACCGCCATTTCCACCAATTCTAGTATACCTTCCAGAAGTATTTGGACCTATAAGAATTTCTCCTCTAAATCTACCAGCAGTTCCAGTTGTATTAAGGTCTACATAATACCCAGTATCAGCAGAATCATAATAAATTGGTGCTCTCATATCAGTTCTTGCACCAACCGTACCATTATTATTTACATATCCTCTCCAATCCCAAGATTCACCATCTACCGAACCCTGTTGGTTGTAGAAGTATAAAGTTGAACCAGCATCGTTGTGGAATAACCACACAGGTTGAGAACCATTTGTTGCTCTTAAAGTAATGGATGGATATGTTCCTCTGATTGTTAATGTTTCTGAATGTACTCCACTTGAAGCCCAATCACCTAATAAACGAAGCCATCTTTGTTGTGAGAATCCATTTAAGTTTGCATAATATCCAGTATCTGCGGAATCGTAGAAAATTGGTGCTCTAAAGTCATCATATGCCTGAACAGTACCATTACCTCTAATAACCATATTAACACTACCAGCAACTCCACCATCTTTAAATACAATATCTTCACCACCAGAGGTTGCAATTATTAAGTGATTATCATCCGTATCAGTTGCCTGTATATATCCTCTTAAACTTCCTGCAGATGTATAAAATCTTAATTCATTACCACTTCTTAAAGTTACAGTACCGTTAAAGTCAGCATTAACTAGATTTGATGTACCATTTGGGTCTAAATAATATCCAGTATTGTTTTGGTCATAAAAGATTGGAGCTCTCATATCAACACTAGCTATAACATTTCCGCTAGAGTTTATATCTAATGCCCAAGTTGAACCATATCCTACGTTATCAAATCGGAAAGAACGAGCATTTGATACATAGTTACCACTACTTACCAAAGTTCTTGAACCCCAACTATTAACAACACCAGCAGTTCCACCTTGATAGATGTATCCACTCATATGGATATCACCACTCACACTTAATCTCAAATCAGGAGTTACACCACCCAAACCAAGATTTACTAATCTTGAATTTGAGTTAGCATCAATATAATAGTTTGTATCCGCTGAATCATAGAAAATTGGTGCTCTCATTGATGAACGAGCCTGCGCATCACCATCACCAGAAATTTGGAATTCGTTTCTAGCCGTATAAGATGAATATGTTTGTTTATTTCTGAATACCCATTGGTCCGTAAATGCAGTTTCAATATCATCAACCAATTCAAATACCATTCTAACGGCATTAGTTGTAGATGTTTCACCATACAATCTCCAACCATCGTTATCACCAACAGTTTGAGAAATCATATATGATGGTGTAGTTGATACACCATTACCATAAGTTGTTCCAACTGGATTTTGTGGTAATATAAAGTTGTTACCTGTTATATTAGCAAATGTTACATTATCGGTAGTTCTAACATTTTGGTTCATAGCGTACAACTCATTAGCACCCTGCCCAGTGTTTACTGTTGCGAAGGTTACACCATCAGTTGTACGAACATTTTGGTCCATTAAATAAACCTCTGTCAAACCTTGTCCAGTATTAACTTGAGCTGCTACTAAATTACCAGGAATTGTAAACGTACCTACATTATCTAATCTACCTATTTGAGTAAGAGATGTGGTTCTACCAGCGGTTGTACCACCATCATTGTAAAAAGTAAATCCTTGATTAAATAACAAATATGTTGCAGTATCTCCCAATGGTGATGTATAAGTTGCACCAGTTCCAGTATGTCTGATGTTGTAACCAATACCACCATATGAGCCACCACTATAACCCGCAACTAAACCTCTACCTTCCGAACCACCACTACCTAAGTTTACATTATATGTACCAGTTCCATCTCTAAAGTTTGATGCATTAACAGTACTAAATTGAACATTGTCTGTGGTTCTAATGTTTTGGTTCATTAGGTAAACTTCAGTAGCACCTTGACCCGTATCAATTGTACCACTTAAAATTACATTACCATTTACTTCCAATGTGTTATCCGCATACCATCTATCGGTTGATTCATTCCAATAGAATGAAACATTTGCGGAAGTTCCTCTTTCAATTTCAATACCAGCATTTTGAGATGGTGTTCCAGTTACATCCGCATTTAGGGTGATGATGTTATCACCAATATTAAGAGTTGTTGTATTAATATATGTTGTAGTTCCACTTACGGTCAAATCACCAGTAATGGTTGCATTACCAGTTACTGTCAATAAAGTTCCATTGAAAGTAAGATTTTGCTCAACAGTTGCGTTTGGAGCAGTTCCATTAAGAGTAATTACACCATTATCGGTTGTTCCAGTAAGAGATAATAAACCAGATGTACCAGATGTACCACCACTACCCGATGTACCACCACTACCAGAAGTACCTGAAGTTCCTCCACTACCAGATGTACCCGAAGTACCACCACTACCAGCGGTTCCTGCTGTACCCGAAGAACCCCCACTACCAGATGTCCCCCCAGTGCCCGATGTACCACCAGTTCCACTTGTACCACCACTACCAGCGGTTCCTCTTGTACCCGAAGAACCACCAGTTCCGGAGGTTCCTCCAGTTCCCGAAGTACCACCACTACCTGCGGTTGCTGAAGTACCGCCACTACCAGATGTACCAGCAGAACCAGTCGTACCACCACTACCAGATGTACCAGCAGAACCAGTCGTACCTCCACTACCAGCGGTTCCATTTGTACCAGAAGTACCACCTGAACCAGAAGTTCCGCTTGTACCACCACTACCCGAAGTACCAGCCGTACCACCCGTACCTGCGGTTGATGATGTACCCGAAGTACCACCACTACCAGATGTACCACCACTACCAGATGTACCACCAGAACCAGATGTTCCGCTTGTACCACCACTACCTGAAGTACCAGATGTACCAACCGAACCACCAGCTCCACTTACACCCGAAGTACCACCCGAACCAGAGGTTCCAGAAGTACCACCCGAACCAGAAGTTCCGCTCGTACCCCCACTACCGCTTGTACCAGCAGTACCACCAGCACCAGTTATACCAGATGTACCGCCACTACCAGAGGTTCCACCACTTCCGCTTGTACCACCAGTTCCAGATGTTCCACCACTACCAGATGAACCAGCGGTTCCAGTAGAACCAGAGGTTCCACCACTACCGCTTGTACCAGCAGAACCACCAGTTCCACTTGTACCACCACTACCTGAAGTTCCACCACTTCCGCTCGTACCTGCTGAACCAGTTGTTCCAGATGAACCACCCGAACCAGAGGTTCCACCACTACCAGAAGTACCACCAGTACCCGTTGTACCAGATGAACCACCACTTCCGCTTGTTCCGCTTGAACCTCCACTACCAGAAGTACCAGAAGAACCCCCACTACCAGAAGTACCACTACTACCGCTTGAGCCAGAAGTACCTCCACTACCAGATGTACCACCAGAACCAGATGTTCCGCTTGTACCACCTGAACCAGATGTTCCACCACTACCGCTTGTACCACCACTACCAGAACTTCCGCTTGAACCAGAAGAACCACTACTACCCGATGTACCAGATGTACCAGAAGTTGCAGCTGCAAATCTTCTACTAATTCTACCTGTAGTTTGGTTAATTACCAATACTTCATTTGTAGTTTCATCCGTTGGAATTGTGTTTCCATCAACAAATACACTACCACTAATTCTTAAAGAACCAGTAATTTGTTGAATATCTAATACATTATCACCTAATTTGTTTGAACCAGATGAAAATAATACCGATGATGAAATGTAAGTTGTGTGAATTTCAGTTGCAGTAATCTTTCCACCTACATTTAGATTACCAACAATATTAGCGTTTCCAGAAACTCCCAAACTTCCAGTTACAGCAACTCCATCTTCAGCTCTTACATTACCTTTGAGTTGAGATGAACCCGTTACAATTAAGAAATCTTTTACAGTTACACCGGTTTTAACTTCTAAACCTTTATTTGGTGAAAGAACAGCTTCTACTGAACCCGATTTTAATCTATCAATATCACCAATTGCTGAAGCTGGAATGTTAAATATTTGAGAACCATCTCCTTTAAAAAATGAAGCGGATACCGTTCCACTTATAAATGCAGTTGCTGCATTTAGAGATGAAGATACATTTAGAGAACCTGTAATTTTAGTATTGGATTTAATATCCAAAGTTTGGGATTGTGGAGTTCCAATTTCATATGTTTGAACTGCTGATGCAGATACCTTACCAACTATGTTTACACTTTCGGATGTAAACCCTACAACAGAACTTCCGCTAACAAATAATTCAATCTTGCTAGCGGAAATCTGATTTAAACCATTAGGACTTTTACCTATACTCATCAATCAGAACTTTATGATATTTCTAAAACAGAAACTACAACATCAGCCGATACCGCTGCGGATGAAACCACCCTCAACAAGTCACCTGTTTCTAAAACCAATTTTTGGTCACCCCCAACCAATACAGTGGAACTGCCAGGAACTATTAAAGCATCCTTCACTAAATATCGTGTTTGTGATGCCGAAGTATCAACTATGATAACACTTACACTAATATTTTGTGAAATTACATTTGCCACATTTACACCAATTACAGTTGCCACAGTTTGGCTTGGTGCCGTATATACTGTTGTGGTTGTTGTTCCAATTGAACCAGTTACACTATTTTTAAAAGTATTTGCCATTTCTTATTTTTTATCCTAATGCTATTGCAAATGCTATGGCTGAATCCAAAACATTTACTCCTTCTACTTGTACTTGTCCTCCGTTTATAACATTTATATTACCATCTAACTCTACTGAACCACTCATTAACATTGAGCCGGTTATTAGTTGTATATCATTTGAAAAAGAACCTAATGTAAGTTCCCTTGTTACGGTCAATCGTTCAAAAGCAGCTTCCGTTACTTCAATTTCACCCTTAAATGAACCTGTGAAAGAACCAGTAAATGAGCCACTCAATGCAGCATAAGCGGAGGGTGCTTGTGTAATTGAGCCCGAAAAACTGGGATTATCTATTCTCATTTTGAACTACTTTTGTATAAATATAAAAGTTTATCTTTCTTTATGGTTTTACAGGCCATACAATTGAGAATGGATTTGATTGTGATGTTATATCTCTTAACCCCTGTCTATAAGTTTGCCACAACTCTTTTGTTTCGGTTGGGATATCCGCCAATTGGGTCCAATCACACTCTAAAAGTAGTTCGTTTCTCAATAGTCTAACCTCTTCCCACTTATCTTCTATTCTTGCATCAATTTCCGATTGAGTTGCATCCACTTCATCCCAAATCTGAACATAAGAACCATCTACTAATTGTGGAGTTCCTTCGGTTATTGTTTTTGTGTAATCGTTTGGTTTTGGAGTTCTGCTAACTTTATAAACTCCCCACTCTTCTAATATTTGAGTTGTCAAATCTTTTGGAAAGGATGTATTATACTCATCCACTTTCAATTGTTGAACTGAATATGGATAAGTAATAACTCCATCTTTAATTCTTAAATACATCATCTTTATTTGAAGTTAGAAGGTATTGCTGCGTAGTTTGATAATCCAAAACAATTGTTAAATGCATCGGTTCCCACTGGAGTTGGAACTCTTAACCAAATTTCAGGTGCAGTTCCAGCCATTGAGTTTGTAGAAGAAACCATATTGTACACATTAGTAAATACAGTTACCGCAGTATTATTGGTAAATTGAAGTGGTGCGGTTAGTGAACGGCAGTTTCGGAATGTTGATGAAAAGTTTACCACATTTGGACAATTATCAAACAAATCCGATGGATATGAACTCAATGAAGTACATTGGTTGAATGCCGATGCAAATGAAGTTGCATCACCACAATTATCAAATAATCCCGAAGGAATAGAAGTAATTGTTGTAAATGAGAAAATATCGGAAAAAACGGATACTCTGGTTGCATATTGAAACAAATCCGATGGAATTGTTGATATTGAGGTTCCCCTCATAAAACCAGCAAATGATACAATCTCATTCAAACCTTGATATCCAGCTGCCATTGTACCGGATGCAGGAATTGATGTAATGCTAGAACATCCATAAAAGTCCAACAATCTCAATCCCACTCTACCAAAATCAATAATTGAAGTTATGAGTAATCTAATAGCTGAATTGTTATTCACTTTGAATGATGGCATCAAACCAGAGATGGTTATTGTATAGGTTCCAGATGATGCATAAGTGTGTATTCTATCCGCATCGGTTGATGATGTAACTGTACTTTCATTTCCATCACCCCAATTCACCACAAAGTTGGGAACCAGTGCACCATAGTCCGCAATTGGAAGTGTAAAGGTTTGACCTGCGGTTACCGTTACTCCAATTTGGAATGGAACTGCTGCACCTTCTTCTGATGGGACTAATCTTCTTGCTATTGTTGCCATATATTCTATAACTATTATTAACTCATATCTCTACCTACGAGGAATCCGTAGTATGAGGTTCCTCCATCATAAGTATAGAACACCAAAATATCAACTCCGCTTGAAGTCAATAGTGGTGCTGTTCCACTAGCCCAATTTACACTACCTGGCCAAGTGATAGTGTACGCACCTCCGTTTGTAAGGGCCAATGTAAAACCAAATGCTTTACCTGATGGAGGATTTGAGAATGTGAATGTTGAGTTTCCATTCGCAGTTCTCGTAAAGTTGTTTGCGGTTGATAAATCTACCGTTACTGAACCGCCCGTTCCTAAGTTTGAGTATGTTTCTCTATAAGTTACAGGTGATACATGTGAGGTTACAGTCAATACTGAACCATCAAATGTGAGGTTAGGTTCTACTTGTAATTGTCCGCTTGAGTTGATAAATGTAAGGACACCATTATCGGTAGTTCCGTTTACGTTTAACGATGTACCGGACGAACCACCACTACCAGCAGTTCCACTCACTCCAGATGAACCAGAGGTTCCATTTATACCCGAACTCCCATCTAATCCAGAAGTACCATCCAATCCAGAAGTACCATTTACACCATTAGTACCAGATGAACCAGAAGTTCCATCACCACTTGTACCAGAAGAACCATTTGTACCTAATCCAGAGGTACCTGATGTACCACTTGCGGAAGTACCCGAAGTGCCCGAAGTTGATGATGTACCCGATGACCCAAAGAATGTACCATCTAAACCAGACGAACCCGAAGTACCTGTGGTGCCAGATGAACCACCTGTCCCAGAAGTTCCAGTTGTACCCGATGAACCAGCAGTACCCGATGACCCAAAGAATGTACCATCCAAACCACTACTACCCGAAGTTCCAGTTGTTCCAGAAGTACCATTTGAACCAGATGAACCGCTTGAACCCGATGTACCCGAAGAACCATTTGTACCAAAGAATGTTCCATCTAAACCAGAAGAACCCGAAGTTCCAGTTGTTCCAGACGAACCACCAGTTCCAGTTGTTCCAGTAGTACCAGATGAACCAGAGGTACCTGAAGAACCAAAGAAGGTTCCATCTAAACCAGAAGAACCCGAAGTTCCAGTAGTACCTGAAGTACCATCTGAACCTAAACCACTACTTCCACTTGAACCAGAGGTTCCACTACTTCCAAAGAATGTTCCATCCTGTCCGCTTGTTCCACTTGTCCCAGTACTTCCAGAGGAACCCGATGTTCCAGCACCAGAAGTTCCACTTGTTCCATCTGAACCTGAAGTTCCAGAAGTTCCAAAGAATGTACCATCTAAACCGCTTGTACCAGATGTACCATCGGTTCCAGTTGAACCAGAAGAACCAGAGGTTCCAGCACCAGAAGTACCCGAAGAACCCGAAGAACCAAAATAGGTTCCATCTTGTCCGCTTGTACCTGAAGAGCCAGTTGTTCCGTTTGTACCCGAAGAACCAGATGAACCCGATGTTCCACTTCCGCTTGTACCCGAAGTACCAGTTGTACCTGAACTTCCAAAGAATGTACCATCTAAACCACTTGTTCCCGCTGAACCAGTTATACCAGAAGTACCAGCGGTAGATGATGTTCCAGAAGAACCCGAAGTTCCAGAAGAACCAGCAGTTCCACTTGAACCAAAGAATGTACCATCCTGTCCGCTTGTACCCGCAGAGCCAGTTGTTCCACTAGTTCCAGTTGAACCAGAAGTTCCAGTTGAACCAGAACTACCAGAAGTTCCAGACGTACCTGAAGTTCCAAAGAATGTACCATTTAAGCCAGAAGAACCCGATGAACCAGACGAACCAGCTGAACCCGAAGTTCCATTACCACCAGATGAACCAGATGAACCAGAGGTTCCAGTTGAACCTGAAGTACCCGAACTTCCAAAGAATGTACCATTTAAACCACTACTACCCGAAGTTCCAGTTGTTCCAGATGAACCTGAAGTTCCAGCAGTTCCACTACTACCGCTTGTACCAGAACTTCCAAAGAATGTACCATCTAAACCAGAAGAACCAGAAGTTCCAGTTGTACCCGAAGTTCCAGTTGTACCAGACGAACCTGAAGTACCAGTTGAACCAGAAGTACCCGAACTTCCGAAGAACGTACCATCTAAACCAGATGTTCCAGCAGAACCAGTTGTACCAGAGGAACCAGATGAACCCGAAGTACCACTACTTCCACTGCTACCGCTTGTGCCTGAACTTCCGAAGAATGTACCATCTAAGCCGCTTGTTCCAGCAGAACCAGTTGAGCCAGATGAACCTGAAGTTCCACTACTTCCGCTCGTACCATCGGTTCCAGAAGTTCCAGATGAACCCGATGAGCCGGATGAACCATCTGAACCAGTTGTACCAGATGAACCTGTTGTTCCACTACTTCCACTACTTCCACTTGAACCTGATGTTCCATCAGTTCCGCTTGTACCAGATGAACCAGAGGTACCCGAACTTCCACTTGAACCAGATGAACCGGTCGTACCAGAAGAACCAGATGAACCAGATGAACCAGAAGTTCCATCAGTACCGCTTGTACCAGATGAACCGCTACTTCCACTGGTTCCACTTGAACCAGTCGTACCAGATGAACCTGTTGTACCAGATGAACCACTACTACCCGATGAACCACTACTACCTGATGAACCACTACTACCACTTGTACCGCTCGAACCAGTTGTACCAGACGAACCAGTAGTACCACTTGAACCAGTTGTACCAGACGAACCAGCGGAACCTGATGTACCCGAAGTACCGGCCGTACCACCACTACCAGAAGTTCCACTTGAACCAGATGAGCCCGAAGAACCCGTTGTACCACTTGAACCAGTTGTACCCGATGAACCAGTTGTACCAGAAGTTCCAGATGTTCCAGAAGTGCCTGAAGTTCCCGAAGTTCCACTTGTACCAGCAGAACCACCAGTACCTCCAGTTCCACTTGAACCAGACGTACCAGAAGAACCCGAAGTTCCACTTGAACCAGATGTTCCACTGGTTCCACCACTACCGCTAGTACCAGCCGAACCACCACTACCGCTGGTTGCTGAAGTACCTGAAGAACCAGATGTTCCTCCACTTCCACTTGTACCAGAAGTTCCAGATGTTCCACTACTACCACCACTACCACTACTACCACTTGAACCACCAGAACCAGTTGAACCAGAAGTTCCGGAAGTTCCACTACTTCCACTTGTAGCCGATGTACCCGAAGAACCAGTAGTTCCGCTTGTACCACTGGTTGCAGAAGTTCCACTACTTCCACTTGTACCAGAAGAACCGCTAGTTCCCGAAGTTCCACCACTTCCACTACTACCACTACTACCACTGGTTCCACTTGTACCAGAAGTACCAGAAGTACCAGAAGTACCAGAGGTTCCGCTTGTTCCGCTTGTTGCTGAAGTTCCACTTGTACCAGCTGAGCCAGTTGTACCAGAAGAACCAGAAGTTCCCGATGTACCTGAAGTACCTGATGTTCCGCTGGTTCCACTACTTCCACTTGTTCCACTTGAACCAGTTGTACCAGATGAACCCGTTGTACCAGATGAACCCGTTGTACCAGATGAACCCGAAGAACCAGATGAACCTGATGTACCCGATGTACCTGATGTTCCAGAAGTTCCACTACTTCCACTTGAACCAGAAGAACCAGAAGTTCCAGAAGTTCCACTACTTCCACTTGAACCCGAAGAACCACTACTTCCACTTGAACCACTACTTCCACTTGAACCCGAAGAGCCAGTTGAACCAGACGAACCCGAAGAACCACTACTTCCGCTTGAACCGCTAGAACCAGATGAACCCGAAGAACCATTGGTTCCAGAAGTTCCAGATGAACCCGAAGTTCCAGAAGTTCCAGATGAACCAGATGTTCCTTCCGAACCGGCAGTACCAGAAGAACCAGAAGAACCTTGAGCTGCTGCGATGTTTCTTCTTTCTAATTTTTTAGTTGTACTATTCCAAACTACAACATCATCTGCTGACCCAGAAGGTAAACTTCCCAAATAAACACTACCAGTTACACCCAATGAACCACTAATGGTTAATGATGCGTTTATAGTTTGGTCGGTGTTTACATTAAGGAATGATGATGTATCACTACCAGCCGAATTTAATGCATACGATGCTGTAATTGCGGATAAAGCAAAAGTAATACTATCCATTCCCAATGGACCATCAACATCGGATGAAAGAATATAAGATGCGGTATCGGAAGTTCCACCAGCTCCACCACCACCAGTAATTGTTACCAACACACCATCCGAACCAGATGGAGTAACCACCACACCACTACCACTAAAGTTAATTTTAGCAGTTTCAGTTTTTACTAATGAACTGGTATAGTAAACAAACAAATCAGTTCCACCTCCACCAGCTCCAGCATTTAATGCGTAAGATGCTGTCAAAGCGTAAGATGCACTCACTGCGGAGAATACCGCCATTGAAGAGGTTTGGTTATTTCTTACATATTGTGTAGTATCACCCAATGATGATGATAATGCTGCTAATGATGCAGAATCAAATCCAGTTACAGTTCTTGCAGTTTCAGCTATTACAGCATATGATGCAGAGTTTACAGTTCCCAATACCCTATCACCCTGAATGGTTCCACTAATTACCGAACCACCACTACCGATTACTACATGTCCGCTTGTGTTTCCTGCAAATGTTACTCTGATTGTATCCGCATCTAATGTTTCAATCAAATCAGGTATAATTTGAGCCATTGAACCAGTTTCATAAATCTGAACTACTGGGAATTCAATATCTAAATTGTGAACAATTGTTAGAGTTGAAACATTACTAAATGCTACAGTTTCGGTTAGTGAGAATTCAGGTTGTGGAACGTAGTATCCTCTAGCTTCATCGTATCTAAGAATATCGTAGTCCGCAGATGCAGTTGGTCCTTCACCTTGGAATGTGTAGGTTCCTAATAAACCACCACTTATTAATGGTGAAAATACAAATTCCGAACCCGTAATTGTGGTTGCAGTTAAATTACCATCAATAGATGTTGATATATTGATTTGTAATCCTAAATTTGGTGATATTTGTGCAATTGCAGAACCCGATTGTAGGAGTGAAGTTTCAAATGCTAAATTTGCAATTGTGATATTAGTCAATCCACTACCATCACCAAAATATGCGGAACCACTAGCTGCTACAATGTTACCACCAGTTACAAATAACCCACCACTAACATTTAAAGATTGAGATATCTGAACTTTGGTATTTACTTCTAATCCTTTATTTGGTGAAATAATTGCACTTACCGAACCAGATGTAATTCTATCTAATTGTAAATCTACAAGTGATTCCGCAGGAATATTGAAAAGTCCAGAACCATCACCATCATAACGAGCTGCGGTGATTGGTACATTAACATCTAATTTAGTTGGGTCAATAATTGCTACACCACTACCCGAGTTAATTTTGAATAACTCAAGACCTTCAATAGATTCGGGTGGGATATTGAATAATCCACTACCATCACCAATAAATAAAGATGCAGATATACTTCCACTAATATTAACCGAACCAGTAAATTCAGAACCGCTTTGTGGCGATTGAACTACAAATCCAAAGTTTGGAGATACAGATGCAGTAACTGAACCAGATGCAATTCTTGGTGCAGCAGATGCTTGTACATTTTGTAGCTGGGAACCATCACCAACAAAGAACCTCGCATAAATTGATTCCGATACATATACTGAACCGCTGAATTCAGATGTTACCGAACCAAAGTTGATATTTTCATCGTGGTTTTCTACTCTAAAAAACCCATCTTTATCTACCGATGCAGTTACAGAACCAGTGAAGATACGAGATGAATCAATTGCTAAGTTTGCAATGTTAATGTTAGTAATACCACTACCATCACCACTAATAATTCCACTCACTACATTTATACTTCCACTTATTTCAACCGAACCAGTAAATTCAGAACCAATTTGCGAACCAGTTGCTGCAGTAATTACTTGGAATCTTTCTGCACTTTCCGCAGATGCGGTTACCGAACCACTTGCGATAAGTGGAGATGCTGCTGCTTGAACATTTGTAAGTTGAGAACCATCACCAATAAAAGTAAATGCGGTAATTGAACCACTAACTGAAACCGAACCAGTAAATTCAGAACCAATTTCCGAACCTGTTTTTGCAGTTGTTACAATAAATGTATCACCACTACTTACCGAAGCAGTTGCTGAACCACTACCAATTAATGCCGCAACTAATGCATCCGGAGTTAAAGCTGAACGTGGGATGTTAAATAAACCCTCACCACTACCACTAAAGAATGAACCACTTTCTAATTGAATTATTCCACCACTTACAAATAGTGAACCGCTGAATTGTGAACCACTATCTACGGAAATTACTCTAAATCCTTCATCAGGTGTTACTGATGCGGTCACACTTCCACTTGCAATCTGAGCGGATACTAATGCATCCGGAGTTAAAGCTGAACGTGGGATGTTGAATAATCCTTCACCACTACCACTAAAGTATCCGCTACCAGAAGGTATTACTATATTACCACTTACAAAAAGTGAACCTGTAAATGTTGAACCACTATCCGTAGATAGAACAACAAATCCCAAATCAGGAGAAACAGATGCAGTTACCGAACCACTTGCAATTCTTGGTGCATCTTCTGAAAGAGCGGAGAACGGAATATCATATAATCCTCTACCACTACCAGTAAACATTGATGCCGATACTGATGATTGGACTTCTAATCCACCACTAATAAGGGTATCACCAATAAATGTGATATATGGGTCTTGATATAATGCATCAATTATATTAATGGTGCCACCCATTGAAGAGTGGTTTTGACAAACATAGTAAATTGTGTTTGGTAAAGAACCAGTTAATGCAAAAGTAATAGAACCACTATCATCACCAGCGTTTATTACACCATCTAATATTACGTTATTACTATTGTATCCACCAGCGGTAGTTTGGAACCAAAATGGGTGTCCACTTGCATCAACATCAAATGTGTAAGTTATACCTCTTACTAATGTTAAAATTGGGTCTACTCCTTCAATTGAACCAGAGAAAACATAGTTACTACTCCCATCATTTGTAATGTAGAAGAATGTTCCAATTTCAGATTGAGTTAATGCTCTCGCAGATGATGATACAATAAAGCTTCCACTAAATTTTCCGCCAACATTTGATACAAATCCGTTTATTGGGTCAATTGATGCCGTTGCAGAACCACTTGATATTTTGGTTGCTACTATAGTTGCATCAGAAAGTGCTGCTAATGGAATGTTTGTTAAACCACTACCATCACCACTAATAATACCAGCGGTTACAGTCAAACTTCCACTTAAATCTACACTTCCAGTAAATTCAGAACCACTAGCTTCTGATTCAACTCTGAATCCGTATGTTGGTGATACTGAAGCGGTTACACTACCACTTGCAATTCTAAATACCTCTTCTGATAAAGCTGATTGTGGGATATTAAACAAACCACTACCATCTCCAACGAATAAAGATGCCGATATACTTCCACTTATATCAACACTTCCACTAAACTCAGAACCACCGTCAGCAGATTCAACTCTGAATCCAAATACAGGTGAAACAGATGCGGTTACTGAACCTGATGTGATGAATGATGAAAGTAGTGCATCTTCAGTAAGTGCTGAACGAGGAATATTTCTTAAATTACTACCATCCGCTACTATAAATGATGATGAATCTATGTAAAGACTACCACTAAATTTAGAACCACTTTCAAATGAAAATACTTGAAATCCAAAGTTAGGTGAAGTAGATGCGGTTACCGAACCAGAGAAGATTCTTGATGTATCTAAATCAGAAATAGCGGAACGAGGGATATCAAATAATCCAGCACCACTACCACTAAAGAGAGAACCACTACCTAAAAATATTGAACCACTAACTCTTAACGAACCCGTTAGTTGAGAACCACTAACTGCTGATTCAACTCGGAATCCAAATTGTGGAGATACTGATGCGGTTACACTACCACTTGCTATTTGAGGTGCTACCGTTGATGGAACATTAATAAGTTGTGAACCATCACCAACAAAAAATTGTGCTATTACACTGCCACTAACATCAACGGAACCAGTAAACTCAGAACCACTTTCCGCAGATTTTACTTGGAATCCAAAGTTTGGTGATACTGAAGCGGTTACACTACCACTTGCGATGAATGATGAAATAAGAGCATCTTGTGTAAGTGCCGTTCTTGGAATGTTGAATAACCCTTCACCACTACCACTAAAGTATCCACTACCAGAAGGTATTACAACATTTCCACTTACAAATAAACTACCAGTAAATGTTGAACCACTATTAGCCGACTCTACAACAAATCCTTGGTCTGGTATAGCGGATGCGGTTACCGAACCACTTGAAATTCTAGCCAATTCTTCCGATAGTGCTGAAAATGGAATATTAAATAGCCCACTACCATCACCTCTAAATAAAGATGCGGATATACTACTACTTACAAATACACTACCACTAAATTCAGATTTTACAGGTTGGAAGAAATCATTAATTCCTTCAACTACAAAACCTACTGCTTCTTTTACCGAAGCAGTCAATGAACCAGTTGCTATCCTTTTTGCTTGAACTGCAAATTCAGTATCAGGTAAATTTGTTAATCTACTACCATCACCCTCGAATGAACCAGATATATTTGTTCCATATATATTTGATGCCGATATTAACCCAAAAAGTCCACTACTACCAGTGATACCACCATTTACATCCAATGATGCTGATATTTTAACACTTGAACTAAATTGTGCAGAAAATTCACCAGCAGTATTTAATTTACCTTCAAATCGGAATCCATATGCAGGGTCTACCGATGCGGTTACACTACCACTTGATATTAATGATGTAATTAATGCATCTTGAGTTAAAGCCGAACGAGGAATATCAAATAAATCTCTACCACTACCACTAAAAAATGAAGCTGATACTTGGTTTACATTTAATATATTAGTAGAAACAATACTACTTGATATATTATCACCTACTATTAAACTTCCACTAATTTTAACAGAGCCGGTAAATTCGGAACCACTATCAAATGATTTAACTACAAATCCTCTTTGAGAATCAACAGAGGCAGTTACAGAACCAGTTGCTATTTGAAATGCCTGTTCTACTAATTCAGAAAGAGCTGATAATGGAATATTAAATAATCCACTACCATCTCCTCTAAATAAAGATGAGGAAACACTTCCACTTGCATTTATTGAACCTGTAAATTGCGAACCACTACCTACCGATATTACTCTAAAGCCAAAATTTGGAGATACAGACGCAGTTACACTTCCGCTTGAAATAAGAGATGATAATAATGCATCTTCGGTAAGTGCCGAACGAGGTATATCAAATAAACCCGCACCACTACCACTAAATACACCACTACCACTTGGTATAAAAATACTACCACTTACATCAACCGAACCTGTAAATTCAGAACCACTATTTAATGATTCAACTCTAAAGCCAAAGTTTGGAGATACAGATGCAGTTACAGAACCAGAAAAAATTCTTGATGTATCTAAATCTGAAATTGCTGAACGTGGGATGTTGGATAACCCCTCACCACTGCCACTAAAGAATGAACCAGAAAAAGCTTGAATGATTCCACTTCCACTTACAAAAATACTTCCGCTAACTCTAACAGAACCAGTAATTTGTGAACCACTTTGAGCGGATTCAACTCGGAATCCAAAGTTTGGAGATACAGAAGCGGTTACACTACCACTCGCTATAAATGCCGATAGTAATGCATCTTCGGTTAACGCAGAACGTGGTATATCATATAACCCAGCACCACTACCAGTAAAAATTGAAGCAGATACACTACTTTTAAATTCAGCCGAACCAGTTACTTGAAGTTTTGAATTAATAAGAATTCCAGCATTAGGGTCAGCGGATGCAGTTACTGAACCGCTTCCAATACGAGTAGCACTAATTGATTGTTCTGATGCGGGTAGATTTGTTAGTTGAGAACCATCACCTTGAAAAGCTCCAGTAAATGAACCAGTATATGATGATGCGGTTACAAAACCTACTTTTAATTCAGTTTGTACTTGAACAGAACCCGTAAATTCCTGCTTATCACTTAACGCATCACCAAAAATGTTTGAACCCGAAGAGTAAATAATTGATGATGATATATAAGATACAATAAGTTGTTCTGCATAAATTGATTCAGAAACATAAAGGTTTCCTAATATAGTTGTATTGGTATTTACATTTAATCCACCATCAGGTGAAATTTGAGCTCTTGCCGAACCAGATTCTAATATTTTTACATCACGAAGTTCTGAACCATCACCTTGAAATGAACCACTAAATGAACCACTACCGTCACCTAAAAATGAACCGCTGAGTGAACCACTAACATCGCCTGCAAATGAACCAGAGAATGAACCACTAAGGGTTGCTAAACCAAAGAAAGATGCGGTAATTTCATTTGCTACAACAGTTTCAGCGTTTACCTCACCACTAAATGAACCGGTGAATGAGCCGGTTAAAGATGCGTTACCACCAACAAACCCAAAAAGTGAACCTGTTAATTCAGCGGAACCTGTGAATGAACCCGTAAATGAACCACTTAATTCGGATGAACCACTAAAAGAACCAGTAAATGCACCACTTGCTCTATCTAAATCTAAACTACGAACAAACCCTCTATTACCTTGGTCATCTGATACTAAAATGGCTGGGGAACCCGAAAGAGAGGCACTAAAATCCGGAACCCCAAAATTGGGTTCAGCGTTCTGAAGGTCTAAGAACTCATACCTATCAGGTGAAACATTCTTCGGGTCTTGTGGTTTGACCCTACCACTTAACAAATTACTCTTGGCCATCCGTAATTTTTAACTTTCCTATAAATATAGATTAGGGATTTAATCCCTAAATTTTTTATTCGTTTGCTGATTCTAATATTGAAAGAATTACTCTAACATCCGTAGATGCAGAAACTACCAAACCATAGCTTTCTTCCAATACTAACTTACCAGCAACAACTGGGGAAAGTGAGTCTCCGGCTGGTATCTCTACGTTTCTAATTAAATCAACCGGTGCTTGGTCAACCAAAATTGGTGATTCAATATTATTAATTAAAACTTGATATAATCCACTAATTAAATATGATGAACCACTCAATAAAGAACCCGTAGTTGTATAAGTTGTGTCAAACGATTGTGTAACCGAAGATTGATATAATCTACTAACATTTACAGAACCAGTAACTGATTCATTTTTTATAACCTGTAATGCTAATTCTCTAGCATATTCTAATGCATCTACCGATGCCGAAACTTGTCCAGTTGGAATGATTGAATCACCATTTTTATCAAAATATCCTCTTTTAACTCTTTTTGTAGTTCGGATTGTTTTGTTATTTGCTATATCATATGATACGGCTCTTAAATCAGCCAAAATATTTGGTTCATAATAAGATGCAGAATATGGGAACGGGTCTTCTGATAAATTATTTAAAAATTGAATGTACGAACCCACTTCTGATGTTATAAACCCCTCATTTGCAGTAAGAAGTGCAGATGCAGATACAAAACTTCCAGTTAATTCCAATCCACTAAAATTTGGTACAGGCAATTTTTGATTTGATATAATAAAAATTGTAACTGGATTAGTTTGGGTTCCAGTGTTAGTTAGTTGAGCTGATAGTACAATTGTTGATACTCCAGCTGGTGTATTATATATGTTATCTTCTTCACCAGTCAGTTCACTTACAACTGACTGGAACCTATTTAGTGGTACAAAAACATCTGCCATTTCTTATCCTTTTATTACTATAAATATCTTATCCTTCCAAAGCAAGTGAGAATGGAGTTACCAATGAGAATAGAGATTTACTAAATGTTCTACCCACAAGTGTACCAGTTGCCTGATTAATACTCAAACCTGTACCAATTCGGAAGTCACCATCTTGGTTACCAGAGGTAAAGAAGATTCTACCACCACCTAATTCGGTGATTTCAAAATCAGGATTTGGTACACCACTACCACCTTGGTTTGGTGGAAGTGCCTTAAAGGTCACACCACTACCATTATACGAATAGTCAATACCAGTTGCTACAATCAATGAACCAAATGATTCCAATGGAGCACCAGCTGCGATAAACTCTGCTCTGGTACGAAGGTATCGGTTGGTTTCCAAAGTTTCGGTTCTTTGGTCATTTACTACCGCTGCTGCCGAACCATACTGACCATTGTAGTATGAAGATGCGGCTGCAATACCTCTTTCGTTACCACCATATAATAAATCGGTAACTAATGCATCTACAATTAACCCAGTATCTCTACTACAACTTGCTTCATTGTAAACCAAATATGGGAATGCTCCGTTGGTGTATCCAATTGCCTGTTGCTTTAAGGTTTCTTTAGATGCCAACAATCTTTGAGCTGCTTCTCTCGTTCTCGTAGTTGGTGGAGTAAGAACTACATTGTTTACAATCTTTTCGGTGATACCCTTTGCAAAATTGATACCATCCACAGTTTGTTTCTTCTGTCCAACTTCACCATTATCGGTGTAAGATTCAGCGATTGCTACTGATGGGATTCGGTAGTAGATTGAACCCGCTTCAATACTTCTTTCGTTACCACCATAAATCAAGTCCGTTGCTACTGCATCAATAATGAATCCTAAGTCACGAGAACAACTCACTTCGTTGTATTGAAGGGTTGACCAGCTTGAACTCAAGAATGTGATGGTTTCCTTTTGGATGAGTGTTCTATTAAGGAGTAACAAATCTCTAGCAATCCAAACCGATGCGGAAGGAGATTCATACTTTGGATTCTGAACTACCTTACTACTCAATCTGCCAGCGTATCTGATACCAGTCACCGTTGGGTCCAATTGGTTTTGTTCCGATGGAACACCAGCGTTGGTTGCTCTGGATGGGAATAGGTAGTAGAATGAACCGGCGGTTACACTTCTTTCCTGTCCACCATATAGAAGGTCAGTTGCTACTGCATCAATTAGGAAGCCCACATCTCTACTACAACTTGCTTCGTTGTAGTAAACACCACTCCAAGATGATGATACATAAGCGATGGTCTCCGCTTGGATGAATGGTTTGTTCTTTCTAAGTAAATC